AGCCGGACTATTTGCGTCCTTCATTAATATTTCAACGCTATCTATTTGATAAGTATCAATAGCATTAGATGGAAGCGGAACGTCCATCGTAACTTGATTAGCATGGTTAACAAAATTCTTTAATATACCAAACTTGTAAATTTCTTCAACTTCAGCAGCATCTTGTATGCTATCGTTTTCTAAATCAAAAGCAATTTGTGAGAATGGAGCTATTTGAGAATATTTGTTGTCTTTGAACTTATATCGGTAAGAGAACCTAACAAACTTTTCTTTTATATAATCAGTGTTGTCTGTCACGTTATCATACCCTGTAATTGTTACTGTTTCAAATGGAGAATATTTTGCAACTGCAACTTTAACTTCTGAATCGTATGTTATATCGCCATTTTTTGCTTTTGTAATATCAATCACTCTTGGTTGATTAATACCATCAGACCAAAACAACTGATCTTCAATTATGTTTATGGCGGTTATATATTTTGTTTCGTCAAAATTTAAAAAAGACCCTGAAGCGAGTAGAGATGTACCTACAGGCGTTTCATTTGGTCTTATTTCATATATATGGTTATTACTAGCGTCATCAGCAAAAAACGCGTATATGGCGTTTCTTTTATCATCAGAAGCAACACCTATACATTTTGCGTTAGCTGATAAACCTAAATCTTTTATACTAAGGTTACCTAAAATATTATGAGCTGCACCAATATCTTCTCCTTCAGCCTTAGTAATCTGAACATTTAATGCATCACGGTATTCACCCTCTGGAAGAAGTCGGTCGTCCAGGCTTTTATTCATTTTCCCTTTCAGGAAAGTGTTTTTAATTTCAGGCATTTAATTAGTGTTTAAGATGTTTCGACTTACCTCTCATAACATTGGTAAGCTCTGCTAGCTTATAATTCTGTAATCTAAGTTTAGCGTTTCGCATTGCTGCCCTTCTATCTCTTCTAAGACGATTAATAATATATTCAGGGATTTGCGCCATGCTACTAGCCATCATAAAAGCAATATACTTATATAAAGCTTCTTCCGCTAGTTTATGAATTCGCATTTCGTCATCAGTGCCCATTCCATCTGAAACGTACTTAAGATTGATTATTGCCCCTTGCAAATTACTACTAAAAGCAAAATTACCATTTGCATTGTCCACAACAAACATGCCGTTGTCATTCATTAATTCAGGCTCGCCACCATAGCGACTTCCTGTTTTAAACACACGATCAATATTATAGTTGGGGTCAAGTAAGTAATCACCGGCTTCGTCTTTTAATTTTTTAAATCTTTGATTTGTTACAGGAGTTGATTCTAGTAAACTCTCGTCGTCGTCAAAAAAGAAGTTACCTGAGCTATCTTGTAAAGGAGCGGATGATGGTCTTGAAGTTATTCTACCGTGTGGGATTGGATGCTCGACACCTACGTTATCTACCCATGACATTGAAACATAGTTAACATAATCTTGAGGGAATGGCATTGTCAATGTAGTACCAATCTCAAATTCTAATATTTTTTCTACCCTAGCTATATCGTAACTAAATTCCTGTATTCCTCTTTTAGCATGAAATATTACATCTCTTCTTAGTCCACGATTAAGTAATTTGCCATCACCAATATACTGTATCATAAAGTTACGTACCAAATCTTTCATTGATATGTATTGATATTTACCGTATGAAGACGTGTTTAATACAACCGTAATTTGAGCTTCATCAGCAGGCGCTGTATCAAAAGCTATAGTATTACTTGTTCCTGATTTAGGAAACACATAAGTACTGGTAGCTTGTTCACTACCCCCAATAAATACTTTAAAATCAGATTCAGAAGTTGGTAGCGGATCAAACGTTAATATAAAATCAGTTTGAACACCTGTACCGGTAAACGTTTGTTCTAAGTTGTAATATTCTCTGTTAGTTTCTGTAATTAGCCCCATTTAATTATGCATTTTCTTTATTAAACTCACTTGCTTGTTCTGATTGTGCCATTTGAATAATATTAGGGTCCTTAACCGTAACACCGGCATAAGCTAAAATTTTCTTTACAACACTAGGAGCTTCACTATGATGTAACTCAAAATCTACTGAATTATTTGCATCATAAGTATAAGCGCTAGAACCACCTCCAGTGTATGCCCATATTGGATCTGCCGGGTCAGCTAAATAGTCCACAGTTACAGAAGCAATTATATCATTTGATTGCGGCCAAATTTTAATAGTACCGTTTTCTTGATAAAAAACAGGAAAGTCTTTATCGGGTGCTGCTAATTGTGAACCCTTGTAGTAATTAAGTTCAGTTCTCGTGATCCTTTCAACTTCAGTAGTTCTCGTACTTCCGTCGCCCACTGACACACTAAATAGTTTTAATAAATCAGCTGGCAATGTAATTGTACCGTTGCTATTAGTTAATTCAGCTTGAGAAACTAAAAAATCTAATTTTTCTCTTAACTTATGAACAAGATTATATTCAGAATGCTCACCCTGTGCATTTCGCGTAAGAGCTCGATTATAATCGTAAAAAGCTTCATTAATTAAATCGTGCTGAGCCATCTTAGCAAATCTGTTGAATTGCTCCGGCGTCAAAAATCCTCTTTGCTCTTTATTTAAAAAAGCAAGAACAGTACGATATACGTGGTTTACGTGAACTGCCATATTGTTTTTAAAAAAAATGGAGGCCCGAAGGCCCCCGGGGTTATTCTAATCTTTTTTCAATTGATTGGAAAACTTCAATACCGTCATCTGTTTTAAACCATGAGCCTAATGCTGAATATGGGTTTTCATCAAATGGAACTGTCATCAGTTTTCTTCCGTTGCTTGCCCAACTAAAAGTACGTTGGTCTGCATCAAGTTTAATAATACCGGCTTCAACTGCTTTTACACCGATATTTCTAATTCTTATATTATCGTCTGCGGCAAGTTCTAAGAAGAGACCTGGATTTGTTTTAGCGAAAATCAATAAATCTCTTTTAAGTTCCTTAGAAGACATCTTAGATACCTTATTTCCTAATTCTGAACGCATAATTGCTTCAGCATGGTCGATATCAATACTGCCTGCAACAGTTAGTGCCTCGATTTCCAGTTCAATCATGTCTAATTCGTCTTCAGCTACTGCTTCAGGATCAAATTCATAAAACACACGATCTCTATCTGGGTGATATAACGAAAGCAATTGTTGTAAAACTGTTTTCGATTTTGGCACAGTTAAAACACCATCTTGAAATACAATGTGTCCTAATCGTGCTTCTCCTTTAAATTCGTCAACAAAAGGAGTACGTTGATTTGTGGTATACTTTAATTCTCTTTCATAACCTGCTTCTTCATCGAACCAATAAATACCACGTCCTCTAATTGTATATGTAATAGGCGTTTTGCCGCTTGATAATACATATACTCTATCTTTTACTTCCCACTTTGGTTGGGCTGGGGCTGCCGCTTGTTTTTTAGTTGCCATAATAAAATAAAATAAGAAAGTTAAAAATATAGCGTTGGGGCACCCGAAGGCACCCCGTTGCTATACATATTTTGTTATTAGTTAAATAACATGAAGTTGTTAGCTCCCTGAACGATAAGACATCTTTCAGATAGGTAGTGTACTTCCATTGCATCAAGGCTGCTAGTAGAAGCTCCACCAACAGAACCAGTGATCCAAGACTTCATACGACGGTCATCAGCTTGAGAAGCACGGTAACGTACGTGTAAGAACGGACGCTTGATGTTTTTCCCTAAGATTTGATCGTAAACTGAAGAAGTTCCTGCAGGTACTAATACACCACGGATATCAGAGATAAGTCCACGAGTAGAAGCATCGTTAAGATATTTCCAGTCAGTTTTGTAGAAATCGTAAGATCCACGACGGAAACCAGAGAATCCTAAGTTAAGAGCCATATCTTCTTGGTTGTTGAATACACCGTAAGAAGTACCGCCTGAACCATAAGAGTTCTGAGCTGCAAGCATGTCGTCAATTGCAAGAGATACTTCGCGGTTAACGAAAAGCATGTTCTCTTCGATTGCTCCTTGCTTGTCTAGTTTCTTAAGAATTTCGTCAAATGATCCAAGGTCATCAGAAGCTGAAGTACCAACAACACCTGAAGTCACGTGTCCGCGATCTTCGATAGCTGCAAATAAACCTTCAGTTCCTACTTCGTCACCATTGTCACCTAAGATAGCGTCAATAGCGTTGTTAGAATCACCTTTTTCACCTTCTACCAATGCCATTTCTAAGTAATCTTCGAAACGAGTTCTAGTATCACCTTCAGCTTTGATATACCATAGGTATCCTGTTTGACCAGCTTCACCTGTTACTTCAACCCAACCGATTTGAGAAGCATCAGATCCAGAGATCTCATACTGATCTTTAATGATGATTGGCTTGTTGCTGAAAGATTTGAAGCTAGGCTTAACTGCTCCACCCATTCCGTTAGAAGCTTTAGAAAACTCAGAACCGAATACGAAGAAAGAACAAGTGTTCGCTGCATCGTCAGTTGCGGTTGCAAAGTTTGCTACTGCACCTACAGTTGCACCACCAGCGTAAGGAATTACGGTTAGTGTAGTGTTGTCAGCTGCTACTGCAGAAACGTAACACTTAATTACTGTAGCTGAAGCTTGGTTGTCAGAAAGTACGATAGTTTGACCTACACGTACTGCGTGTTTTCCACTGTTCGCGATAGTGATAACACCTGCGTCAGTGATTGAAGCACCTTCGTAAGAAAGGTGTAGTCTTCCTTGCTCAGACCAGATAACTTGATCTGAAGACATTGGCATTTCAGCACCTACTAGACGTAAGAAAGAAGAAACTGAACGATCACCATATCGCTCTACTTCTTGCTCGTATAGGTCTGGTAAGAATTGCTGAGACCAATCGTTGTCACCACCTGTAAAGTTTAGGTAGTTACTTGCTAATGTTTGTTTAACTGGAGCTGGTACTGCGTTTAAGTTAGTACCGCCAGTTGGAGTTACTGCTGCCATTTTTTAAATTTTTATTTTCTAAGTTTAATTTTAAGTTTCGAGCTACTTTCTCCACTTACAACTCTAACCTTAGCACCTCCTGCTTCAATAACACCAGACTTTCTAGGGTCCATGTTAATGTTTTTAGATTGCGCTTCTAAAGTTTTGATTGCGTCAGCTTTGCCTTGCTCATAAAAATGATTTGCAATAGCGTCTGCATTTCTAGCTGTAAAAAGCGCTTTGTGATAACCATGACCGTCTTTTAATGTATTGTCTGTATCAACAAAGTTTGAAAAAGCGTTCATAATATCACTCTGTGCTGTTTTTGTAGCTTCTATGTCTTTAACATTGAAACGATATCTTTTGTCTCCCACCTTAAAATCAAAACCTTTGAAATCTTGATTGAAAACTTTATCAGTTTCTTGTTTAAACTTTGAAGCTTGCTTCTCAATGAGTTGCTGTGTTTCAGATTGCTCTTGGTTATATCGATTGAAGAAATCAACGGCTTTTTGTTGCTCAGGACTTAATCGAGAACCCAACTTGACTTCTTGATAGTACTTGCCCTTAAGCGATTCCAAAAAGTTACGTGCTTCTGCAACTTCTTCTTTAAATGCGAGTTTCTTTCTTTTGATGTCTCGCTCATCATCTATTTCTTCATCAAATGAAAATTTATCTTCAATTAAGAAGCTAATCTCTTCATTACTTAGATGCGCTTTCTTTTGTTTATAGTATTCGCGTAATAAAGAATTTTCATCGATGTTACTGTAATCAGCGTTTAATCGAACATAATCTTCAAGTGTACCACCTGTTTCGTTCATAAACTCTACAAGCTTCTCTACACCTTCAGGTAAATCAATTTTTACTTCTTGATCTTGATCTGATACTTGCTGATTTTCAGTTTCGCTAGTCCCGGAAGCGGTTTGTTCCGGTGTTTGCAATTGCACACTTTGTTCATCGTCTTCTGTTATTTCTTGTAAGACTTGTTCTTCGCTTTCTTCGGTAGGTTCTTCGGAACTCCGTACTTCTTCGACCACTTCTTGGCCAGCTTCGGGTTCGTCGCGTACAGGAACCTCATCTGCGCTTTGCTCTTGAACGGCATCTTCTTGTTGTGTTTGATTGTTACTGCGTAGATCAACTTTATAAACTCCGTCTTCTTGCTTTGTGTCTACTCCTGCATTTTCTAATACAGTTTCTTCTGCTTCGGCTCGAGACGGCACTTCGTTTTCTACGACTTTAGCTTGTACATCTGCCATGATAAAATATTATATAATTAGTTAAAAAAATTATTTAGGTTCGAATGATTCCAAACCAAATCCGCCTAGCACATCATTACCAGACGATTCAAAGTTTTTAGGTCCCGCATTTCCTTTACGCTGTTCAATTAACTCAGATTGTTGAGTAGCTTGAATTTTAGTACGCTTGTCTTTGCGGTCTTCCTTATACTTCTCTTTAGTATTTATTACGTTTAAATCAGCTTCTTTAAGCTTCATGTTTAACTCAAACTCATGCATCATAAGCTCTTTCTTGATAGCCGCTTCTCTTTCTAACTTAGCGATATCAAATTCCATTTGAGCTTTATTAATTTCAATCTTAGACGCAGCTACACCCTGCTCTTCTTGTATCTTAGCTTGTGAAGCAGCTTGAGCGGCTTGAGCGTTTGATTGTGTTTGCGCTTGAATATTTTGCATTTGAACTTGTCTGTCTTGTTCAAACTTCTTACGTCTTCTTAATTTAAGTAGCTCGTTAGCTAACTTAAGATTCTTAACGTTTCTAATATCAATAGCATCTTCAAGATTAATTTGATCTCTTTGAATAGCTAATTGAATATTATTTTCAAGTCTTTGCTTTTCTTCTTCGTCCGGTGCTAATTCTAAGAATATTCCGAAGTCGTGAATAAATAAATCATTTATCTCGTGAAGAGTAGCTACATTAAATTTACCAATACCTTTTATAAATGCCTGTTCTGTATTACCGTATTCTAATACATCAGAAATACGAAGAGAAATATTTTCAGCTGTTCTAAGCGTCAAGTATAATCCTCCTTGTAGTATATGTCTTGTAGCTGTATTTGAATTAGCAGCAGCAAGTTTCTGTAAACCTACTAAAGCATTCTTATCAGGAGTACTACCATCTCTAGCTTCATTTAATCCTGTTACATCTCTAATCATATTTAGATAGTAGTTATAAGAATTAATTAAGCTACCTATTTTAGCATTTCCGCCTGAAGATTGTAATTCTTGAATAGGAACTTTACCGTGATTAAATTCACCATCTTGTGTCATTGATCTACCAATAACAGAACCTGTTTGGAAATACATATTTAATGCTTCCTGCGGATTATAGTTTGTTCCGTTACCTAAATCAATTTCTGCAATACCATCAGCGTCTAAATAAACACCATCAGGTACCATTCTTGAAAGTACTTGTTGTATTTTAAGATGCGTAAGCTGAATCATATCGGCAAACGAAGTCATTCTGCCAACTAAAGATTCAATCTTTCCTTTATATATACGTGGCGCTACAACATTATAAGACATGTTTACCTTAGTCGTATCAGACTTAGGTCTTGTCATATTTTCTGCGAGCTGCCATTTAAGTATTTTATTGTGGCCAATAATTTTTGCGCCTTCATAAAGTACTTCAATCGATCGCTTAACTCTTTTGAATCTCGCTCTCGCATCTGCTGGTGGGTTGAATGTGTCATCTTTTTCGATTGCTTTTTCAGCACCGGTAGCAGTTTCCTTTACTTTATATACTTGATCCATGAAAGTCTTGTATTCGAAATACAATACATA